GATATGGCGTTTGCATACAACTACGAGCCCATCGTGATCATCGACCTCGCCCGCACTCAGGCAGACCACTGCGATCACTTCTATCAGTTCATGGAATCGCTCAAGAACGGAGTTCTCTTCTCCTCCAAGTACGAGAGCGGCAAGAAGCTCTTCAAGCCGCCTCATGTCGTGGTGTTCGCCAACTTCGAGCCTGACCGCGCCAAGCTCAGCGCTGATCGTTGGAAGATTCACGAACTCACGCAGTGATCCAGGGTGGATGCCTAGTACTACCATCCACCCTGGAACATGGAACATGTTCCTCTATTTAAGCTTTAGAATAAAGCTGATAAGCACCAAACGCATGCCCCATGCCGAAGCGTAATCGTTTTCGTGGAGGCAGGGCTCGTAAACGTCTGAAGTTTACGCGCACTAGGAAGAAGTTTGGTAAATACGCTAGGAAAGCGTCCCTGGCTAAGAAGGTCAAAGCCATCATCAGAAAGACATCTGAGACCAAGTATAGGACTCTAGCTACTGATGAGGGGTCCATCTACTATAACAATGGCAACAACAATATTATATGGACCCAAGGAGGAACGACGTCGAATTCTGTATGGCCTGATCAGGGAGATAGCGATCTTAACCGAGAAGGTGATCGCATCTTTGCTACGAAGATCGTCTCCCGCGGGGTCTTCACCGTCCCCGACGACCGGAAGAACGTCACAATCAAGCTGTTTTACGTCCCTTATAACAGCTCTCAGGGGAATCCGCTCCTCAAGGACGACTTCTACCACATGTACCTCAACAACATCCTCATTAGCCCCACCCAGTTCAAGCGCTGGCCCGGGGCTAAACTGCTAAAGACCTATCGGTGCACTCCTCGCAACTCCAGCGATACTGGAGCCGTGGAGAACACGATCAATATGAAAGTGACTATTCCAATCAACAAGAATATCTACTTCAACGGTGACTCTAGCACCACACCTTCTAATATGAAGGAATATGGTGTCTTAGTCGCGTGGGCATACGATACCACGTCCACCAATAGCGCCACAGACATAGTCATAGGCAAGTGGCAAGTGGCCCACACTCTCTACTTCAAAGATCTCTAGACCAAACCTGGACAAACCCTTGCCGGGTATCCATAATACAGACAGATTATAAAAGGCATGCGCAGCTCGTTGTGGCGCGAAGCGCCGACAACAGGGCGGTGCAGCAGCCCCTGCTGCTAGTGCCGCCCCCCTTGCCGGGCACATTCCAACTGCAAATCAATAAAGAGATCCAAAACACAAAAATTTGTCGGCTCTCGCGCGATTGGCGCTGCCGCAAAAACACAAATTTGTGTTTCTGTACCAAAAACACTATAAAAACAAGAGTCCTGTTTTCACTGACTCACCAGCCAGATGCCACGCGGTGCGGCACGCCCCCAGCCTGCGGACATGATCCCCCGCGCCCCCCGCAAGAACTACTGCCTCACCTTGTGGCCGGAGCACTCACCCGACCCCCGCACCCTCTTCGACCACACCACCATGACCTACCTCGTGGTCGGCGATGAGACCTGTCCCGAGACCGGCCGCGCCCACTACCAGTGCTTCGTCCAGTTCATCAAGAAGGTCCGCTGGAACCAGGTCAAGGCCATCTTCGGCGCTCAGTCCCACGTCGAGGCCTGCCGTGGCTCGCCCGAGCAGAACCGCGACTACTGCACCAAGGACGGCAACTTCACCGAGTTCGGAGATATGGTCACCAATGGCAAGCGCACCGACCTCCTCGATGCTGCCAACGCCGCGCGTACGATGACGTTGGAGGAGCTCATGGAGCACGACGAGCATGGCGCGGTAGTTGCCCGCCACATGGCTTACTTTCGCCAGCTCTATACTAACCGCCGTGTCACCGCAGGACGCGCTGACCTTCGGGCCAAGTATCAGTCAGTCGCTCTTCGGCCCTGGCAGTCCCGTCTTCTCGACATTCTCAAGGCGGAGCCCAACCCCCGTATCGTCTACTGGTTCTGGGACGCCATCGGCAACACTGGGAAGTCTTGGTTCGCTTCCTATGTCCTGGCTTGGAATGACGCCACCATCTTCACCAATGGCAAGATAGCTGATATGGCGTTTGCATACAACTACGAGCCCATCGTGATCATCGACCTCGCCCGCACTCAGGCAGACCACTGCGATCACTTCTATCAGTTCATGGAATCG